GTAGACGTAGCTGCATATATAGGATCAGATGTATCATGGGAACTAAATGTATATGACGATATATGTGACGCATTTAAAGAGGCAGCTAAAGAAGTAGGATGCAGCATTAAGTGGGGAGCAGCATGGAGTGAAGGTGACATTCGTACATACGAAGGATCGTCAGAGGACGCTATGATGGCATATGTAGATTTGCGTAGGTCACAAGGTCGTAGACCTTTTATTGACGCACCCCATTTTGAGTTGATGTAATGAGATGGTTATTACTCGTGCTATTTTTATCTTCTTGTGGTTTGAGTACTCTCCTTCCGCTAGGAGGATCAGGCGGTCCTACAGTAAATTCTAATGCACAGATAGGTGCAGAGAATAGAAAGTCTGCTGTAAGTATTGAAGAGACTACATCTGTAGGAAGAGATATAATTACAAAAGAAATAGAAACAGGTATGGTTAAAAAACTAAACATTCAAAACATACCACCTTGGGTAATGATCCTATTACTATTAGGATGGTTATTACCTACACCTACAGAGATGGGTAGAGGTATGCTTAACTTTGTACTATTATTATTTGGAAGATCGAAACTATGACACGAGCACTAACAGAAAAACAACAGAAGCTATTGGCTGTACTGTTTGACGAGGCAGGTGGAGACATTGTAACCGCAAAGAAACTTGCAGGGTACTCTGACGCTACATCTTCCGCTGAAGTAGTAAAGTCTCTTAAAGAAGAAATACTAGATGCAACGCAGACTTACATGGCACGTAATGCACCTAAAGCTGCAATGTCTATGGTGGGTGCACTGTACGATCCTACAGAGTTAGGTATTCGTGACAAGATGCAAGCTGCCAAAGAACTACTTGATCGTACAGGTCTAGTAAAAACAGAGAAGATGCAAGTAGAAGCAAAGGGCGGTGTAATGCTTATGCCACCTAAACAAATGGATGACAATGACTAAACCTCTACAAAAGTGGAAGTTACCCCAACCAACCGACATAAAAGAAGACAACGAATGGATTGCAATTCCACGCATATCAAGAACAATACCATTCGGATATGAACTAGATAAAGACGATCCCGATATACTTCAACCTGTTGAGAATGAACTTGACATGCTTGAAGAGGCAAAGAGGTATCTAAAACAATATTCATATCGTGAAGTAGCGAACTGGCTATCTAGAAATACAGGTCGATCTATATCTCACGTAGGACTCAAGAAACGGTTGGACAATGAGCGAAGAAGAAAAAACAAAGTTGGAAGCCTACGCAGATGGGCAGACTATGCGAAAAAGGCAATCGCCAAAGCGGAAGAAATTGAAAACAAACGCATCGGTGCAAAAGCCTGTGAAGAAGAAAGCTACCCCAAAGCCAGTTAGCATTGTAGAGGCTATACCAGTAGAAGAGCAACACAATGTTATATTTAAACCCAATGAAGGTCCACAAACAGACTTTCTAGCTGCAGGTGAGCGTGAGGTGCTATATGGCGGCTCTGCAGGTGGGGGTAAGAGTTATGCGATGCTTGCAGACCCATTAAGGTATATGGGTCATCCTGCCTTCTCAGGATTGCTCCTACGGCATACTACGGAAGAACTTAGGGAACTTATATTTAAGTCACAAGAAATGTACCCTAAGATATGGCCTGGAATTAAATGGTCAGAGCGAAAGATGCAGTGGACTGCGCCCTCTGGTGCGAGGTTGTGGATGTCCTACCTAGATAGGGAAGATGACGTCCTGCGCTACCAAGGTCTAGCGTTTAGTTGGATAGGCTTTGACGAGTTAACACAATGGCCCTCACCATTCGCATGGAACTACATGCGCTCTCGTCTACGGTCCACTGCAACCGACTTACCAGTGTATATGAGAGCTACCACTAACCCAGGAGGTAGAGGGCATCATTGGGTAAAGAAAATGTTTATTGATCCTGCACCTGCAGGTAAAACATTTGAGGCAAGAGATTTAGAAACTGGAGAGGTTCTTAAATATCCTGCAGGTCACGCTAAAGCAGGTAAGGCATTATTTAAACGTAGGTTTATACCTGCACGACTATCTGACAATCCTTATCTATCTACACAGGGTGACTATGAAGCAATGCTACTGTCACTACCAGAACAACAACGTAGACAACTACTAGAGGGTGACTGGGATATAAAAGAAGGTGCAGCCTTTACAGAGTTTGACAGAAAAGTTCATGTAGTTGAGCCATTCAAGATACCTTCTAACTGGGTAAAATTTAGAGCGTGTGATTATGGTTATGGTTCTTACAGTGGTGTGTTGTGGTTTGCCGTTGCGCCTGATGAACAACTTGTTGTATATAGAGAACTGTACGTCAGTAAAGTACTAGCTACAGATTTAGCTGACATGGTTCTTAATTTAGAAGCGGAAGATGGGAATATTAAATATGGAGTATTGGATAGCTCTCTATGGCATAAGCGTGGCGATACAGGTCCAAGCCTTGCGGAGCAAATGATAACTAGAGGATGCAGGTGGCGTCCTTCAGATAGATCAAAAGGTTCTCGTGTGGCAGGTAAGAATGAAATACATAGACGTTTACAGGTAGATGAATTTACAGAAAACCCTAGATTAGTATTTTTTAATACCTGCATAGAAACAGTATCACAGTTACCTGCAATACCTTTAGATAAAAAAAATCCAGAAGATGTGGACACACACGCAGAAGACCACTTGTATGATGCGTTAAGATATGGTATAATGTCTAGACCAAGATTTAGTATATTTGATTATGACCCTAATGGCGTAAGTTCAATGGGTATGCGAGTAGCAGACGCAACATTTGGTTATTAAGGAAAAATAAATGGCAGAAGATAATGAAGTATTTATTGAGGACGATGCTGTAGTTCTTGAAGATACAGATAACTCAGTAGAAGAAGATGCAGATACATCTAAGATAATTCCATTTATTATGGAGCGTTATAATCGTGCAGAAGATTATCGAAGACAAGATGAAGAGCGTTGGTTAAAAGCATATAGAAACTATCGTGGTATTTATGGACCTGACGTTCAATTCACTGAAGCAGAAAAGTCTCGTGTGTTTATTAAGGTAACTAAAACTAAAACACTTGCGGCATACGGTCAGATTGTTGACGTACTGTTTGCAAAAAATACTTTTCCATTAACAGTTGATCCAACAGAACTTCCAGACGGTGTGGTAGAAAATGTCTCTTTTGATCCTGCTTTGCCTAAAGAATTACAAGAAGATGAGAAGGGCGATCCAGTATCGCCTTATGGTTTTGCAGGTGACGGTAGGGAAATACCTAAAGGTGCTACGGCTAAAACGTTAGAAGAGTTACTTAATCCTGAACTAGCAAAAAAACTAGATTCAATTGACGGTGTTAAAGAGGGTGTGGGTGGAACACCTACTGCTGTTACATTTAGTCCTGCCATGATTGCAGCAAAGAAGATGCAAAAGAAAATACAAGATCAGCTTGACGAGTCCTCTGCATCTAAACATTTACGCAGTACTTCATTTGAAATGGCACTGTTTGGTACTGGTGTAATGAAAGGACCGTTTGCTGTAGACAAAGAGTACCCTAGTTGGGATGACGAAACAGGAGAGTACTCACCCACATTTAAAACTATACCTCAAGTATCACATGTATCGGTATGGAATTTTTATCCAGATCCAGATGCTAATAGTATAGAAGAGGCACAGTACGTAGTAGAACGACACAAACTATCACGTTCACAAATGCGTAACTTAAAGAAACGTCCATACTTTCGGTCAACAGTTATTGATGAGGCTATATCTCTTGGTGAAAACTATGACAAAGAATATTGGGAAGACGATCTAGCTGACTATGCGCCAGAACACGGTATCGAAAGATTTGAGGTACTTGAGTATTGGGGCATGTGTGACGTTGACATGCTTGAAGAGCAAGGTGTAGATATACCTAGTGAACTTTCTGAGGTAGACGAACTACAGGCAAACATTTGGGTTTGTAATGGTAAACTATTGCGTATGGTTCTTAATCCATTTAAACCTGCACGTATTCCGTACATGGCTGCACCATATGAACTAAACCCATACTCATTCTTTGGTGTAGGTATTGCAGAGAACATGGACGATACACAAACATTGATGAATGGTTTTATGCGTATGGCTGTAGATAATGCTGTACTGTCAGGTAACTTATTGATAGAGGTAGATGAAACTAACTTAGTTCCAGGTCAAGACCTATCAGTGTATCCAGTCAAAGTCTTTAGGAGACAAGGTGGTGCTCCAGGGCAAGCTATCTTTGGTACTAAGTTTCCGAATGTTGCAGGTGAGAACCTACAGTTATTTGATAAGGCACGAGTACTAGCTGACGAATCTACAGGTTTTCCTTCTTTTGCTCATGGACAAACAGGTGTTATGGGTGTAGGCAGAACAGCCAGTGGTATTAGTATGCTAATGGGTGCAGCTAGTGGCACAATTAAAAACGTTATTAAAAATGTAGACGATTATTTATTACGTCCATTAGGAGAGGGGCTGTTTAGATTTAACATGCAGTTTGACTTTGACCCTGAGATTAAAGGTGATCTAGAAGTTAAGGCACGTGGAACAGAATCTCTTATGGCTAACGAAGTACGTAGTCAACGGCTTATGCAATTCTTGCAAGTATCATCTAACCCTGCACTTGCACCCTTTGCTAAATTTCAATATATTATTCGTGAGATTGCAAAGTCTCTTGATCTTGACCCTGAGAAAGTTACCAACAATATGAATGACGCTGCTATACAGGCTGAACTTATGAAACAATTTCAG